GAAATTTATTAACCCCTTCCGCATTTATAATATCTTTTATACCAATAAAACCTCTCGCCTCATCACTTTTAAGTTTTTGTAATCTACCTATATATTGTTTTACTGTATATATTTTTTTCCACCTAAAAGGATAAAACTCTTCTAAATAGTTATATTGGTTAGTTATATCGTCAGAATAGTCAGTATTATCTGTCACATCTGATATTTGTTGATTTAAAGTAAAATCCGTACTATTTCTTAACTCATTTTGTGTATATTCTTTAAAATTAAAGTTGTTGTTGGTATTTGGTACTAAAAATTTAGCTCTTTGTCTAAGTCTTTTGTCATTTGATGTAGCGTCCATAGATATTCTAAATCTATAATCTCCTTCTGTCGGTACTCCTTTTACACCATCGGGAGAAGGAATTAAATTACCAAACTCATCAGTAACCACCTTTCTAATATTCATAGGTAATAATACTGACCAGTTACCATTTTCATCAATACTGTCTTCTTTTAAGTCAAATTTTTCTATAGAACCATTTACAGTTCTTCTAATCGCTTCAATTTTACCCGCTCCTGTAATAACCTCATTCATTTTACCCATTTCTCTGGCAGGTTTACAGTTTTTGTTTAACGAATCTTTTTCGTCATCTGTAAAAACACTACCCATAAAGACTGATGTTGGGTTTAATTGTACTTTAGGTTCGATATCTAATCTATTTATACCTAATGCACTACCAACACTTAAACTATCACACCAATATGGTTCGACAGTAATAGGTATATTACCACTAAAAATCTGTGGTAAACTATCTAAATCATTAGAAGACTTAAATTTGTATCTGTTATTGAATAAATCTTCTCCATACCCTTGATTTATCAACTCATAAGGTCTTGTAGACAAAAATCCTATATCACTTACATCCATATCATAATGTAAGAATTGTTGCCCTACAGGTACACCAAAAATTATATAATCACCAGATTCATTTGTTGTTGTGGTATACTTATAATATTTTTCATATATTTCTAAAGTGGTTCTATCGTCTAAAACCTCTCTTTTTTTAGGAAAAGTACCCACAGGTGTATGATCTAAACTTTGTTGGTTTTGAGGTAATAGGTTATATCTAATACCGTTTCTATTTTTTTGATCGGAAAAAGGTTGTGTGTAATTATAAATCGCAGATTTTACTGGATTATCTAAATCCGCATCATCTACAGGTACAAATATTGAGACTTTTACATTTGGTACACCAAATCCATCATTAACAATAACTCTACCCGCTACAACACCATAATCTGAACAAAATGACTGATATTCTTCGTTTTGAGAGATTTTTAAGCTTAGTAATTCTAAGAAATCATAGTTTTGGTTAAGATCAACATCAACCTTTAGATATCCATTATCTTGTCCTGGTGTAGTCCTAATTCTATATGATTTCGACATTTAAAAATCACTATTTTTTCTTATTGTTATTTTCTTGTACTTCAACATCACTAACCTCTACTAATTCACTTCCTTCTTCATAACCCCTATTATTAGCAAATTGTCTTTCTCTTTTTTTCCTTTCTCTGTTTTCTTTAAAAGTCGTATACCTTTTTAATAAACCAGTAAAGAATCCTCTAAATTTTTTAGTAATTTTATCTAACTTCTTAGGCATAAAGAAATATATGAATATTTGTCCAATCAATACTGCTAATATTAATGGAAGTGCTGCCGTTACAACTATAAATGCAATAAGTTTATATACAAAAACACCATTTTCTAATCCACTTTCTTGTAAAGTATTGTTAATTGCGTTTAAATTACTACCAACCCCACTCTTCTCTTTTTTTTCTTTTTTTTGTTTACATGTTTTACATCCCATAACTTTAATTTTATTATAAAACTAATTCATTTTTTAAAAAAGTAATTATTATGAAGTAGAAATTGTGACTTTAATATCTCTATTTGGATATTTAATTTCGAACATTGCGTTTGGTTCACCGAATAAAGTATATCTACCCAATAAATCAATTTGTCTAGTATCACTATCAATATAAGGTTGTGCAATTTCATTTAAGGAATATTTACCATTTTCATTAACTTTGTTAAATACTCTTAAATCAGTAACATTTAATACCCCACCAACGTTGTTAATGTTTTCAACCAATTGTGAGATATAAATATTATCACCCATATCCCACTTATTGATGTCAAAATACTCAGTAACTTTATTTATTACACCACTAACAATTTGTCCATTAGGTACTGATTTTTCTGCGAAAATATCAATTTCAAACCCTAAATTCAAAACCCTACCATTTTTTATGGTAATATAATCATTAATCATTCTATAGTCCGCCAAATACTCTGCAATGTTTTGTTTCAATGCTGATGTTGCTTGTGTGGTAAGTTTACCACTTCCGTCTAATGCTAATATTGATACATTTATTTTATTTCTTTCTTCCCAAACACCTGTTCTAAAAGGGACACCAAATTTACCAGGCATCAAAGGTATTCTACTTTGGTAGTCTTTTATTGTAACACATCTATTTTGTGAAGAGAAATTATACCTTACTAAGTTTCTAATCTCATCTACTGATGGTTGTTCTTTACCACCCAAAGCAGGTATAGGATTATTAACACTTATACTATTACCAATAATTCTATTTGTATCTGAATCATCACCGTTAATAACTGTACTAATTGTACCTAATGTATTAACAGTATTAGGTCCTATATTAGTATCTTCTCCTCCACCTACTCTATATCTAACATATAATGTATTACTAGGTGGTGGTATTTCACCTAAAGATAAATTGTTTATAGTTTTACCTATCCTATCAATTTGACCTCTACACCCAACAAAGTTATTTAATTCAGAAATATCTTCATCTCCCGCACCAAATATAATTTTACAAAAACCATTGTCTGTGTATTCCTTAATAAATCTTTGTGGTGAATTTTTCCATTTACCTACCACAATACCATCTTGATCAGAAACACCATTAGGATCTTCCACATAAATTTGATTCTGTGCCAATGCAGGTACTTCGTACCAATTTAAGTTAAAATCTGCAAATTCTTCTTCTGTAGGTGCAGTTGTTAAATTAGTACCTTCTTTAGTTATAATATTTTCAATAGATAATACGTTGTCTTCGGGTAAAATAACTTCTAAAAATGGTCTGAAGTCAGAAGTACTTAATGTTTTTTTGAAAATTTTAGTAAACCCATTTACCATTATTTCTCTTTTGGTTAGAGAATAGTTTTGAATAATACCGTTCCCATCTATGTTAGGTATAATTATTCTATTAGGTATCCCACCCGTAGTGAATGGAGATGCAAAATCACAATCTTCTAATAACTCAAATACTTTACCTGCACCTGTAGCTTGTGAACCTTTAATTATTTTTGGGGCATAACTGATATCAAATGTATCACCTTGTACAGGTATATTAGTAACTGTCCAATCTACTATTGTAATACTAGGTCTTTTACCTGGTATATTTAAACCAAAAGTTCTTGCTAATTCTAACACAGAAGACCTTTCTTGTGCATAATTGATTTGTGTTTCATTAAATACCCTATCCGTTTGGAATGATAACATATCCCCAACTGCCGCATTTAGTTCCAATAACATCATACCAACAGAAGCGTCATTAAAATCTGAGAACGTATCAGGATAATATTTTCTAATAAACTCTATTAATTGTGCCCTTACATCAGAGAAATTCCTAGCGTTATAATCAATTTTTTTAGCCATATATTAAAATGTTAATGTTAACGTATCGGTACTACTAAATGTTCCCTCAGTAACACTATACGATAATTCTACTATTATTGCCTCCTCAATAGGATTATTTTTAAATTCAATACTATTAACTATTAAGTTAGGGATATATAAACTTATACTTTCATTTAAACTATCTCTAATCTCTTCATGTGTAATACTATCATTAGGCTCAAAGATATATTTTTGTAAATCTGAACCAAAATCAGGTAAATATAATCTTTCACCTTTATTAGTCAATAATAAATGTAGTAAGTCAGCTTTAATCGCATCTCTATCGGTTTGATTTAATTTAAAATAGAAACCTTTATTACTATCTTTAAAAGGGAAATCAATATTTATATATCTAGTTCTTGCCATTTGTATATAAATATTGTACTATAAAAAATTTTAAAAGAAATAGTAAAAATAAAAAAAGTCAGCGGTTAGGCTGACTTTATTACTAAGTTTGTAAGCTTTTACCCTTACTTTGTTACAACATTTGTATTTCCTCTTTCGTGTTTTGGATCATAAGGACAATGTAAACATCCGTTACCGCAACATCTACCTCTTCTTATATGATATGATTCAGTCATAACCATTCTTCCATCTTTATCGTAGTAATAATCAGAAGGAAGGAGTTTGTTTCCAAACTCCCTCACATATAATTGTTGTACCCAATCGTTAGTAGCATTTACTGTCATAACTTAAACTATTTCACAAGCCCCACCTGCACAAGCAACTTCTCCAGATAGGTTAGTATTATCTTGTAATTCGATAACCTTAGTTAAATCAACGCTAGTTAGTGAATTCATCATAGTATTATAGGTTTGTTCATCACAATCTTCAAACGGTGCCTGTTGGTATGTTCCACCATTATAAGGTAAAACTGATAAACCATTATAATGTTTTCTGTTTTCCCACATCCATTCACCCGCAAGTTCCCAATCTTCTTCTTTTAAAGAAATTGTTGCAGATACATTATGTGTATTTTGTCCTCCTCTGTGCCCATATTTAATCCATTCTTGTGACACTTTTTTAACTCTATCTAATAATTCAAATGGAGACTCATATCTTAAAATAGAACCTTCTGGAGACTTCTGAGGTATAGATATAACCGCAGTATCATGTGGACGGAAAATTTCATCCTCAACCAACTCTGGATGATTAATAGATAAATAAGTATAAATTGCTTCATTCTTACCTACCCTAATTCTTCTAATATAATAATCATTATGCCATGCATGAATACCTGATGATGTTCCTAAAACTAATGATGATGTACCAGATGGTTTAACTGTTGTTGTTCTAGCCGCCTTATTAATACCAATTAAATTAGCAACCCTTTCATTTTCTTCTTTAACCGCCTTCGCCGCAGATTTCATATCATAACCTAATACTACACCTGATCCAATACCAGTCATCCCTACACCAATTAATGCATCTTTTTGTGTAGTTCTTTTCCATACATCTCTAAGATAATGAAAGTCAGTGTAGCCCGCTTGTAATGTTCCTATAAACGCTGCACCTCTTACTCTTTTTTCAAAATCTTCTTGTGACTCTATATCTGAAGCATTTACTTCACATAGGTTACAGAACTGATAAGGTCTCAAACCTATCTCACAACATGGATTAGTACCCCAATCTTTATCATTAGAGAAATAAATTCCAGGTTCACCTGCACCTGATAGTTCAATTCTTTTCCATAAATCTAAGAAAAACTCTTTAGTCACTTTATGTCTTAATAGTACCGCTGAATTATTTGCTCTTCCTCTTTGTGCGTTTAGTTCCCACCACGCACCTGATTTACAAGAAATCATTTCATCATCATCTGCACTAAATAAACTAATCAACGCCGCTCTACGAATACCACCTGCAAGAACTGCATCTGCAATATGACAAACCATATCATGTACTTCAATAGGTGATAGTTTATCTCCATCTTCTTTAGCATCTAAAACTTTCTTAATATTATGAATACAATCTTTTAATGGTTGTGGTCCAGGTGCCTTACCACCTGATGTTACTAACAACGCCCCTTTTTGCCTAATGTCCGAAAAGTCAAATGTTGGTGTAGAAGATTTAGTACCAAAATAAGATTCTACTAATACTTTAATTGCATCTGCCCAACCTTCAATAGAATCCCCAATAAGATATCTCCTACTTCTATTAGGGTTTGGTTTTCTAATCTCTGGTAACGCATCAACATGATGTTTTTGTACTGAAAAACCTACACCTGTACCACCTAATAATAAAAACATTGTTTCTGAAAATGCATCAACATGATCAATAGGTAAATATGCGCAATTATATATCCTATTAGGTGATATCTCAATAGGTTTTCCACCAAATTGTAATGACCTCATAGAAGGTAATATTTTTTTGTCGTAAACCATTTTATACACTTCTTCAATCTCATCCTTTATTGTAGGATACTTCTTTTGGTGCATTTCTTTATTTCTAGTGACTAATTCTTCCCATGTTTCTCTTCTGTTTTCTTTAGGTAGAAATTTTGCGTACTTCATATGTACGGTAATGTCTGATAAAATTTTGTTTGATAACTCCATTTTTTTAATTTTTTCTTTTTTTAGAGGGTTTCTTTCCCTTTATGATTCACATAGTTAAATCATTTAAAAATTACCCTTTTACTAATTTTAATTGTTATTTACTGAACTTCTCTTCTTCGCTATCGTCTCACTAATGAAATCAGACTCTTTTCTTTTTTGTCCTTTTTCATGTTGTAATAGTGTTACATCTGTACTTTCACTAGTGTCGATAGTTAACGTACCATTGTCAAATACAATGTCGTCAAAAACAACTCCGTCCCTACCAAATCGAGATTTTAAGATGGCTAATGTTGCTCTCCCCTCTTCTTTTTGATCTAATGTCTTAGCGACTGATAAAATAAAGTGTCCAATTTGTCCTTTCTTAATAGAACCACCCATCATATTCGCCTCTACTAAGTCTGCACCAATTGCACTTCTGTTACCTTGTACCGCAGTCCACCCAGCAATATCTAACTCCGATAACATAGTTTCAAATTGTCTCATAACATTTCCTTCACCACTATACTCATCTTTGAATTGTTTAGTCGGTTGGATACAATCAATGTAATCAACGAATACTATGTCTGGTTTAATACCACTAGAAATTAATTTACGTAGGTATTGTTTAATATGTGGTATAGTAGTACCATCACTTGACATCTTCTTAAGAATAAGATTACCTTCTAAGTTTTGAAATCTAGGTAGCAATTCTTTTACTTCTTCCTTTCTTTCTCCCAACTCACTTAGTTCTATCTCAGTAAAACATGTTAAGTGTTTTCTTTGAATAACTTTAACATTATCCTCAAAGAAAATTTGTACTACGTTTTTACCATCTAAATACGCAGTGTTTGCCATTCTTGTGATTAATGTTGTTTTACCAACACCAAACGCAGCTAGAATAACACCCAACTCACCTTTAGATAAACCTCCACCCATAAGGTTATCAATACCTACCAACCCTGTCGGTATAGGATCTCTAAAATCATCTGCTAAAACGTCTTCAATAGCGTGAAAGATATCAACACCCTCGTCTTTTTCT